CTCGTCCATGATGTCGGCCCAGCTCTCGCCGACGCTGACCGCGCCGACGTCGAGTGGTGCCGAAACCGCAGGCTCACGTGCCACGCGCTTGTCCTTCCATCCCATAGTGGGGTCCCAGATACAGCGAATCTGGTGCAGGACGGCGCGTGGGTGCAGCGCTGCGCGCAGGGCCGCAACGCTAGCGGGGATTGGAAGCTCACCAACAAATGCGTCCTCCATGCTGGTGTACTCTCTATACACATGTGCGTACTGCTCGTCAGTGACCTGGTTGAGCGCACTAGTAAGTGCTTCAGCACAGGCGAACAGCACACACTTGGAGTACTGTCCAACTCCACTCTTCAAAAAGAGGAACCCACTGCTAAGCAGCGAACCATATAACCGAAGAACGTCATACAGCGCGAACTCCACCTTGCCACGTACCCACATCTTCGTGGGGTACGTGAGGTTCACAACGTACCTGCCGACGTCGGGTATCACGACAGGCACGTGCTCCAAGTCCGCAAACTTGCGAGCATCGAACCCTTGTTGCAAGAAGAGCTCATGCAAGTGTGTCTTGCGAACGGGTGACAACTTCGGACGATTGCGCCGGTCATGCCAGATTCTCTCGATGTATTCATAAAGAAGATCTGACACCGGGTGGTCTACGAAGTTTTGCCACGCGTTGTCGTCGAGCGCAAAGCCGAGCGCGCCAACCTCGTCAACGTCCACAAACTTAAACTCATATCCTACGAAGAGGAAGGAGCCCTCGTGTGTGTACAATGTCTTACCAAGGCTGTATTGTTCGCGCTCTACATGGAGGTCAAGTCCAGCCATCCGCCCTGGGTTAAACGCACCTTTGATCGCGCTGTACGACCTCACAAACTCAGTGCGTATGTCCAACCCAAAGTCAGTGGACAACCTCTTGACCGCGGTGTCAACCTGATCACGGCGAAGGCGAAACATGGGCGGATTGCTCCCTTCCTCCGCACGTTCCACAACAGGGTTGGTTGTGATCGCCTTAATAAAGCGGGCACAAACCACCTCTGCAATCATGTCGTTGACCTCGGTCTGTCCTGGAATGCCGGAAGTTCCGGTTCCTCGGACATATGCGACACCTGCTCCATGTACTAGCGTGAGACGCCCCCTACGAATCTCACGCCAGAGTTTGGCTCGGTTTTCGTCTATCTCAGCCATGCCTCTCATGAGGCGATCGTCGGCTCCTCCCCACACTTCTTGTTGCTGCGTGAGGTCGAAGTTCGACATGTCGAGGCCA